CAGGCCATCGACAAATGGTCATCCTAGCTGCCTATGGGGTGGTTAGGCCCACTATCCGATTTAAACAAGAGGTCGTCGTGTGAAGCACAAAAGGCGACTACCGAAGTTTAACGTCCCGGTAGGTGAGGGTATCATTACCATGGTGCGAAGCGTATCACATCGGAACGAACGCGCGGATGGAAATTCCGCTCGAGCAAGCGATGTGGCACCACCCAATGAACAAAGGTATCAGGGTTCATTGGAGAGAGTGAGGAAGCCTTTGCCTTACGAAGTTGATACTTCACATCGAGGGCAAATTGGTGTTCGCGGCGCTGACGAATTAGAGGGCCCAATAATCCCGCCTTAGGATTACGAGTGCTCCACTCTAACTCGGCTAGGGTCCCGATCAATAGCGACAATTGTCGTTCCGACTCCAATGATACAAGCCGTACCAGCATGGCATCTGTCTGAGTCTGGGTATGACGCTCTAAGAGAAGAGCCTCTATCCATTCTTGCCAGGTGTCAGTCCGGACACGGTCTATTATTGGACCAAGAATCGACTGTGCTATTGCGAGACACCTAGGCCAGGTATCATCGCCGAACTTCAGCTTCATCACTGCTAGACGCGGTGGTAAGGGGTTCTCAGGATCCTCTGAGATCACTGTATATGACCTGAGACCCGACTTCTGGGCTTCTTGGGCTATATGCTCCCAAACCGAAGTAGGTTCACGGACGGGTGGCTGGGTACATCTGATCCTCTTGCGAGTATCGAGTGTACTAAGCCAGGCAGCCCGAAGGCATACATCCTCGCGGAATTTATGCGGTCGAGCTTCAGGGTGGGTTGACCGAGGTAAACCCAAACCTCCCAAATCCGATGGAACATAGTAGTCAACACCTGCAGGACAGCGACGAAGCACTTCTTGATTAAGTTGTTCGAAGGCTGTCATCCTACGGAGGTAACGGATCTCTGACGGGTCAAGTCCTCTGACGCAAGCATGCGCCAAAGGGCCTAACTCAAAGACACACGTTGTATCCAACGTAGATTGCCCTGCATTCACTCCTTTGGATTCGAATCCAAAGAGCAGTGGCAGATTGAGGAAAGACTCAAAGTGCCACCCGAAGCGAGGTGTCGTGCTAGCAGCAGGAACTCTCACAATTGAGCGTAATTCGCTATTCATTATAGCGAAATCCTTAGAGAGGTAGTTCTTGCCTATAGATGGGCACAACCCACACGACTCAACAACGTACTTCCAAGTGGAATACGTGGAGTCCGGACAAAGAAAGAATAGGTCATCCCCATTCGTGCGAACACGATGTTGATGGAGGATATCCATGGTTTCCTCGGATACCATTTCGTCGAGGGTATCCATGTCCGGACAGAGACCCGAGCCAATGGCTATCGCCACAGCAGATGAGGCAGCATTGACTATGTTGAGAATCGGGAATGAAATGGGTGAACCCATAAGCTGACCCCACGTCTGATCAGCATCCGTGAGCTCCGGCTTAAAGGACCGATCAGAATCCTTATAGCCAGTGAGCTGATGCCCCGTCAGAGCCGCCAGTCCTAATTGGTACCACTTTGAATCGATAAGATGTATCGACCCTGTGGTATCCTCAGTCATGACGACCTTACAGATGGTTTTCCAAGTCCATTCTGTAAGAGACGGATCGAGATTATCAGTGGCGGCGGAAAAGTCACCACTTAGAAAACTGGAAGTCCGAAGTAACTCATGGTCGGCCTCGTCAAAGGGATCAAAGACTTCATTCCAGTCGGCTGCCCGTATGGGCTGTCCGACGAAAACGAAAGTCTTATCACCTCTGGCGACCGTTTTCCATAGGAACTTCTGAAGCTGTTCCACCCGTTGGTACGGGAGACTTTCAGATTTCGTTATAATCCGACACTTGCAGGGTTCGAGAATTGGGAGAGGCACCGTCTTTAGACGCCGAAAGCTTCTATCGACGATCAACTCTTCAGTCCCCGTAGTAACTCGTTGAGCGAAGCGATCAACAAGTACCTGCAAAGAAGATTCAACTCTTAGCTCGCGAAGGCTCGATCCGACCTCGACGATCGAATCTAACGTAGAGAGCCCCAAGAAGTCACTTCCTCGAAGGTCCTCTAAGCAATCTATATTTAGAAGCTCAGAGCGGAGTAGACGACCAAAGGCACCGCCATTCGACGAGAGACCATCGTGGCGAGCGCCGAAGGAGGGGACTCCATCGCGCGGTAAGAACGACTTACCTTCGAAGAGAGAGAGCACGATTGATCGAATCGAAGATTTGACTAATCGTCTTACCTCTGCCGGGGTGTAATCCACCCCTGGCGGACACTGCGGCTCGAAAGGCTCCGTGCGAGTTATTCGAGCTCGGTGTTTGGCTAATTCATTACACACTTGCCACGGAAACATAACTGGACATGCACGTTTGATGTACAGCACGTTCTCAGCGAACCTGAGTCTACGCTGGCCAAAGGCCGAACGTAGATCCGAACAAGGCGACATGACGTAGTCACACAACTTGGCTACCCAACCGAACCCAAGTCGACCCGGTTTGGGAATAGGTAGACCAAGTGCAGCAATCCGCGAGCGGACCTCATTCAGAGAGGCTAAATTAGTCTCTAACTGCTGAAGTCCACGACAGGCGCAGTAAGCTGTAGTCTCCTTGATCCAAGGGAGCAGAAGACCAGAGACGTCATAGAGCGCGAATAAAACACAATGATAGTCGGCAGTTGGGGACTC